ATAAGGTAAATCTTGCCAAGCCATGACGCCATTGCCATTCGTTGCGCAGCGTCTCCAACCTCGGCGTTATTCCACCAGTCGGTGTCCAAGTCCCAGTCTCCGCTAGACGAGTCCCACGGGTCGGAGAGCGCACCAGACACGATGCCAACGTCTGCGGAAGCAGTGCGCGGAAGCTCGCGCACGCTAAACGTGTTCTCTCGGTAGTTCCAGATCAACGCTTGCCGAGCGACGCATCCTGCTTCCGTTGGATAGCACACCCATACTTCATCAGCACCAAGGTTCGCCACCACAAACGACTTCGTGCAATTCGGCGCGTCGATGCTTGCAGACAGCCACCTACGCATGCGCCCAGACAACACAGATTGAGGCTCGCCGCCGTTGTGCACCACAAGATCGGGGCCAGGAGTCAAAACGACGTGCCCAATAGGAGTCTGCGCCACGCAGTTTTGCGACAGTGCGCCGTAATTCCCAGGCAACCTGAACGAACGGAAGATCGTGTTTCCGCCGACGTATTGGAGACCGTGCATCGACCGTTCTTTGTAAACGACAAACGTATCGCCAAGCGCAAGGCCGTCCACGATGTGGTCTGTAGTTTCCGCTAGATCACGCTCGCCAGCGTCTAGCGTCGCGTCAGTGATGTCCCACGAAACAGGCAGCGCACCAGGCTCGGCAGCGTGGCTCCACTTCACCATGTGCGGATAGTTCACACCAGACTTGGTGACGTTCAAAGCCAACAAGTAGTTCTTGAACGACCGCAGAGACTTGCACCGCCACCCGCTATTCCAGTCCGTCAACGAAGCAAGGTTGTTAGCCGTGTTGCCGTCCCAATACCTCGGCGTGTCGGTCTGGTTGTTTTGGATGTAGATGCCACCAAGGTAGCAGTGCGTGAACCGGCTGTCCTGATCGCCGGTAAGCGCAGTGCCAGTGATGTTTGTCTGCGTCGTGCCGTCGTCAGCGTAGGTGTTGTCGTCGTCAGACCAAATCCAGAAGTTCTTTGCAGGGGTCCGGTAGTACGCAACGTGCCTCGGCGTCGTTGTCGGCTGCGTGATGGGCATCTCGATATGCCCGCTTGTCTTGCCGGCGTACCCGTCGCGCATGCGCGTGTTTAGCACGTAGGACCACTGCCCTTCCGCCAACTCATGCGACTCGACATCAGCAACGACGCCGCCACCTACGCTTTTGATCGTGTACTTCATCGCCTGCGCGCCAGCACAGAACGTGCCGCCTGCTTTGCCGCCACGGGCCTGACAGTTGGCACAGAATCGACTCCATGCCACGTGCCGCTAAAACGTTTGCCTAGCAGGCTTTCATCCAGCGACCCGATTACGATGAACCTATCGCCTTCTGGCAGCGAGACAAGTTCACTCACTGCCTTACAAACGTCGTTCTCGTCAAGTTCAGCAACGTACACCATCACCAATACTCAATGACTTCGTAGCTAACCACAGTGGTCGCAATCGACGTGCTGCTTCGTGTCGCCGTCACGGTTGTCGAGTTTGTGAGCGCAAGCCTTGTGCTGTACTGTGGCGTCCAGTCCTCGTTGCTGACCCTTGTTGACGAGTAGCCCAAAAACCTAAGCTCGGTCTTTGCGGTGTTTACCGACGTAATGGTCGCCGTCGCGCTGTTTGCGCTTGCAAGCGAAATGGTCCCGCGTTGAATGCTCTTGATCTTGCTCGGGCCGATAAGAGTCCAATTCGTGGAGTCCGCGCTTGGATCGGTTGTCCCGGCTCCAGCGACGATACGCACATAGGACAGGTAATTGGTCGGCGACCAGACGATGGAGTCAAGCGGGTACGTCGTACCGCTAACCCACTTGGCGCCAGACGCGCCGCCTGCAAACTGACTCAATGCGCTCATGTGATCCACCAACCCAAGGTTGAATTGACATAGCGAAGCCGTACCGTAGCGTATGCGTTGTCTATGGTCAGGTCTTCGCCAATGTTCATGATGTCACTGCCGCCTCCCGCAATGACGTTATCAACGCGACCGTTAGACACCGACACCCAAACCTCGTCACCAGCAGAAGGCGAACCAGGCAGCGTCACCGTAGTCGCGCTCGCGTTCGTCAGCACGTAATGTGTATTGGCAACAGCGGTCTGCGTCGTGCCAGTCACAACAGAAAGCGTCGGGGCAGAACCGGCAGTAGCACCAGACACCGCAGCAGTGACAAACGCTGTACTAGCAGCCTTCGTCGTGTTGTCGCCAGCAGTTTGCGTCGGCACCGTAATCGTGGCGCCAGTGAAGTCGTGCGTTCCAGTCCACGTCTCACCAGTGGAACTCGCAAACGTGCCGATGTTGTTCAGGTCCGACTGCGTGACCGTCACCGCACCCGTGATGTTCGGAAACGTGTTTTGCAGTACGGACTTGAGAAGACGGATGTGGTTGTCGCCTTCTGAACGATCATCCGTACCGGCAGGCAGGGACGCATTCAGATCGTCCAGGTACGTCGCTGTCTCTATGCCCATAACTTGCCCTTTTGTGTCATACTAGGCTATGGAAGATGAAATTTGGCGTCCGGTTTTAGGATATGAGGGACACTACTCAGTGTCTAACTTTGGCCGCGTTAAAAGCGATGCTAGGGTTGTACGACACTACACAGGAAAAGACAAACACTTAAAAGAGACTATCAGGCGTCCATATAAAACAACTCATGGATACATGATGCTGTGTCTTTCAAAAAACGGCATCAACAAAAAACATAGCGTTCACAGACTTGTTTTGTCGTCTTTTTCTGGCGAACTTGGTATTGGATTGGACGTGCGCCACATTGACGGCACCAGAGACAACAATCACATTAGCAATCTTGCTTGGGGGTCTCGCACAGACAACATGCAGGATTGCGTTAAGCATGGCAAGTCTTTAAGAGGCACACGACATCCAAACAGCAAGCTATCAGAGGAACAAGTCACAACAATCAAAAACGACTCGCGCAACAACTCAGAACTAGCAAGACATTTTGGCGTTAGTCAATCAACAATCAGCCTCATTCGACGTAATAAACGATGGCCTCACATGACTTAATGGTCACAGCCACTCCTTGATTTCATGCTTGACACTCAGCGGGCCAGCCAACGCCTGAGCTTTTTCCAGCTTGTTGACGCGCTCCACCGCGCCGGCATACAACTGCGCGAACTTTGCTACCCCAACATCGTCTAGCGTGTAAATGCTCGCGTGCCGCAGGGCGCCGAACAGGTACACGTCAGGCGAGTTGTCTGTCAGCCAGTTGGTGTCCGTGTCCGCCGCCAATGGGGCGAACGATGCCGTATAGGTCAGCGTGCCGGTATCACCAGACGTGCCGCCGTTGATGTAGAAATTGGTCCCGATGCTGGTGAAAATCTTGTACCGCGCGTCTGTGTGCAACTCGTATTCTTCTGGCGTCACGTACAGGTATTGATCGCCAGCGATCACAAGACGACGTGCCTCGATGAGCCTGTCTGGATGCGGCTGAGTCTCACCAGCAAGCGTGATGCCGACGACCGACTCCATAGCGCGCACGCGAACATCGCGCAGGATGTCGGTTTCGGTTAGCGTGATGAAGGTAGGGATGACGCTCGTCAGGTCCGAGCGTTTCATCCACGAAGCAACCGCAGACTTGATTTCACCGTAGTTCATGAATACTCCGGTGGCGCAGACACCCGCGCCTTGGCGGGTTGTCGCTTAGGCGGTCCCGCGTTTACTATACGTCAAGCCGCACGCCCAGTAAAGCGGGCCAGATATGCAGCATCCACTTCTTGCGCATGCCCTTGTAGTGCAGCACACGAACTTCTGGACACTCGTCAGGCGAGCCGGGGGTATAGTTCCATTCGTCGGCAGATAGCTCCAGACAAGGGAATTCCTTTGCCGCCGCAGCCATAGCCAACTGATCTCCGTACCAGTCCTGCTCTGCGCTAGGCAGACTCGCGCAATAGTCATGCGCCCACCGCCATACCTGCGGGTTGCGGCAGAACATGACGCCGATGTTGTACGGCATCACCGTTGACACGTCGAACCCGCTCGGGTCTAGCGTCTGACCCCTTCTCGTCAAAGCAACGTCGAACTCTTTGTCCCAAACGTCAGAGCAGTCGGCCAGGTGAATGATGTCCGTGTCGCAGATCATCATCGGCTCGGTCAACTCGGCGAGATGACGCATGCGGTACGTCATCAACTTGCGCCCGTCCCAGTCCAGCCGGCGAATCTCGCATCCGTCAATTGCCGCAGTCCGTTGGTCCGTCATCTGCACAAGCTCGTATCCAAGAGCCTTCGCCGATGCGACCATCAACCGTGCGAGTCTGTTGTCCTCGCCGACGTGCAGGAACCCGAC